GACTTGGATGACGATTTGATATCCAGCTTAATCACGGCAACCAGGCAGTATGGCGAACACCTGACGCAACGTGCGTGGGGAGAAAAGACCATTAAGATCCACATGGATAAGTTCCCTTGCAACGGTGCATCAATCGAGTTGCCTTTTCCCCCTACGATGTCAATAGATTCGATCACTTACAACGACGAAGATGGCACGGAAATTGAGCTTGCAAGTATAGACTATTTTCTTGCATACGGGCTAGTATGGTCTGCAATGCCAGCATATGGCCTTAGCTGGCCGGAAACAAGGGGCTTTGCTGACGATTTAAGAGTAGTTTATACCACGGGATATACTACACTGCCTGAATCGTTAAAAGCGTGGCTTAAAACGAGAGTTGCTGGAATGTATGAACAACGCGAAAACTTTGTTATAGGAACCGGTGGCTTAGCGGCAAGTGCTATGCCTCGTGACTTTGTTGATGGCCTTTTAGATCCGTATATCGTCTCGGAGGTCGCATGAGGGCAGGAACGCTACGCCATGCAGTGACAATCCAAAATCAGACAAAAACGCCTGATGGAATAGGCGGTTACTCTGAGGAATGGGTGGATTTATACACTGATGCGCGTGCGGCTATTTGGCCTAAAAAGATGGTTGAAGCATCTGAAACGGGTCGAACAGTTGCAACGATCACACACAATATCAGGGTACGTTACTTTCCGGACGTAGATGAAACTTGCCGGGTGCTCTTTGGAACGCGGGAGTTTGAAATCAAATCTATCCTTAATTGGGAAGAACGAGACAGATATCTTGATCTGATTTGCGAGGAAAAACTGTAATGGCTGGGAAAACTACAGCTACCGTTGATTTTGACATTGATCTTGCCGATAGAAAGATCATGCTGGCAATCGAAACGGCAGAAAAAGAGATTGCCGAAAAGGTCTATAGCGAGGTCAAGGGTACCTCGAAGTTTATCGACAGAACAGGCAACCTCCGGGCAGGCATAAAACTTTACAAGTCAAAATATGCTCGTGGCGGATATATCGTCCACTCAAGTGCTCCGCACTCACACTTGATTGAGTATGGGACGGCAGATCGTTACGATCTTGAGCGGGATGCATTCAGAGGCAAAGTTACTGCAAGGCCTTTTATGCGGCCGGTAGGGCGTAAATACAAAACAAAGTTTATCGAGCGAATTGCTGAAGAATTGGAGCTGATCAAATGAAAGACTTGCTGGAAGCGATATACTCAAAGTGGGATCTAGATACGCCGCTTTTTTTTGTCGAGGCTCCGCAAGTACAAGACTTTCCATACGTTCTTGTTGTGCCGATATCAAGCGATCCTGAATACACGCTCGAAGATGCTTCTGATAGCTATTTGATCCAGATAAGCGTTTTCTCCGACAAGAACACGGCAACAGAAGCCATGGATATCGGAAAAGAGGTTTTTGGTTTGTTCGACGACGCAACGCTTAGCATACCCGGCAAAAAGCTTGTGCGGTGCCAGCGCGAACAGTCCCGTATAATCAGGGATGACAGTGTGTGGCACTACATTATTGAATATGAAATCCTTTTACACAGGTAGGTAAAAAATGGCTACTTTTAATGGCAGAAACGGGCGGGTAACAGTCAATGCAGATACCACAGAGGCTATTGTTTTGGAGCTGTCTAGCTGGTCTCTTGATATCACATCCGAAGAAATTGATACTACGGCCTTCGGATCAGGCTGGGGAAAATCTGATGTGGGCATGAAGAGTTGGTCTGGATCCGCGACCGGTAACTATGACCCCACCGACACCACCGGGCAGAAGATCCTTTTGGACGCTTTTGATGCAGGAAGCCTGCTCAACGACGTACGGTTTTACGTGTCGTTTTCTGAGGAAGCTGGCGAAACAGTCCTCTTTTTTGAACCCGACATTGTATCCGACACAAACGCTGGGCTCCGCGTTACCGGCGTTTCGACAAGCCTTGACAAGTCTGGTGTTGCAACCATCAATTTTTCTTTCTCCGGATCTGGCCCTCTCTCTCGTGGATCTGAAACTATCTCATAAACAATAAAACAGTGAGGCTCACCACATGATTATCAGAAAACCTATTAAAGAAGAATTTGAGTTCCAGGATGCATTTTTTACCATCCGCCAGCTTACTCCTGGCCAGCGCATGCAGGCAGGAGATATCGGCCTCAAAAAGCGGATCGAATACAGGATTGCCGATGAAAAACGCGATGCAGTCAGGGTGATTGAACCCGACGCAATCAAAGAACGAGAGTTTGTAACTAAAACGGTTTTGGTAGGATGGCGCAATGTTTTTGGCGCTGACGGCAAAGAGCTGTTGTGCGACGATGCAAACAAAATCGAGATCCTGAATGGTGTTGAAGGATTTTATGCTTTTGTCCTTGAAAAGCTGGATGAGCTTGACAAGATTGCAGAAACTGAATCCAAGGCTATCGAAAAAAACTGATAGAGCATGTCCGTAGATTGTATGAAAAACCAGATTGCGAGGCATGCAGACGTATCCATAAAAAACGAGGGTCTGAGCCTCCCTGCAATACCTGTATGCCGCCTTTATTCTCAGAGAATTGGGCGGCATACCAGGTTTTTAGAGAGTGCTCTTTGCAGTACATATACAGTTTCAGCGGGCCTGTAGATGTTGACTTGCAGTCAGTGCAAGCTGTAATGGATCACATGGGCATTCACGATGATACTACTTTTTTTCAAGTCGTGGATTTGATGCGGTGGAACCTGAAATATCAGCAGACACAATCTCAAGCAAAGAAATGATCTTGCGTTGATTTCGCAGGTGTTCGTTAATACGAAAATACCACAGGACGAAACCACGCAGGATCAAAAAAGCACCGAACATGATAGCAACAAGAACAATTAGATTTTCCACTTTGTCCTCCAGAAGGTTGAATTATGGCGATTAAAACAAGCGGCATCTACCTAGAGATACGCGGTGACTCTACTCAGCTACGCAAAGATCTAACACAGGCTAAAAAGGTTGTGTCGTCCAGCGCAAAAGAAATGTCTGATGCGATGGGCAACGCGTTAACGTCAAACAAGATTACGTCGTCAACAAACAAGCTCATTGCAAACCTCAATAATCTGTCCAACGGCTCTAAGATTGCCGGATCATCTTTTGATAGTCTAGGCATAGATGCAAAGGCTCTCGATGTAAACATCGGAATATCAGAAAAGCAGTTTGCGTCCTTACAGGGACGTATGCTCAAAACGCAAGCTGGTAAAACGCAGATATCATCTTTAAAGTCTATATCTTCTGCTGCCGGGCTTACAGCTAAAGAGACTGCTGCTCTTGGTAAGCAGATGGGCCTGACGTCAAAGCAAATTGACATTGTAAACGGCGCAAACAAAAAGGCAACCGTATCAACAAATCTGGTGGGTAGTGCGTTAAAGGGTGCGCTAGCCTATATGACTGTTGGTACGGTTGTGGAGTTTGGTAAGGCTGTTTTTGATGCTGGGCTCCAGATGGATAAGCTCAATTATTCATACAAGGCTGTTTTCGGATCTCAGCAAAACGTTCAGGTTGAATTTGCCTACTTGCGCTCCGAAGCTGATAGGCTTGGAAAAAGTTTCTATGACTTGGCAGACCCATATAAGCAGATTGCAGCTGCATCGAAAGGAACAGCGCTAGAAGGTGAGAAAACCAGAGAAATATTTAGTGCAATAACAGAAGCGTCTTCTGCGCTTGGAATGTCTGCTGACGATACTAATGGTGCATTGAACGCAATATCCCAGATGATGTCAAAGGGTACAATCCAAGCTGAAGAGTTGCGTGGACAGTTAGGCGAGCGCCTGCCAGGTGCTTTTCAAATCATGGCTAGAGCATTAGGGGTATCGACTGAAGAATTAAATAAGATGCTCGAGAAGGGTGAAGTTATAGCCGATGATGCTCTCCCGAAGCTTAGAGATGAAATCCATAAAATGTATGGCGCTGCCGCAGAAACTGCCGGTCTAGAATCCGGACAGGCAGCTGTTAATAAACTGTCTGAAGCGTGGAGAGATCTGAAGACCGATCTGTCTGATACGGAGTCAGCCGTTGCCGGTATCAAAAAAATTACAGACGTACTAAAAACCGTTGGAGAATATGCAAATCTCCGCTCAATATCCGAAACAATGGCAGAAGGCGCCGGGCTAGCAAAAAAGGGCTTGATTGATTTTAATGAATTTACGCACGCATCTTTTTTGAAACGTCAGAAGATGGTCGATGATGCACTTGCTAAAGAAAGGGAATCATATTCAAAGCATTATAAAAAGCTTGGCGGGGCTGACGCGTTTGGCGGTGTGCCTAGTGTTGCGATACCAACCACAACAGCAAGGCCTACGCCATCTTCATACGATTCGACAGACAAAGATGCAATAAAAGAACAAGCAAGAATACTTAAAATAAAACTAGAGGCCGCCATATCGGCAGGTAAGGCACGTGTTGCAGCCGAAGAAAGGGCCAACGAAGATATTAATGCGCAACGGCAAAAAGATTTAGCCGCATATCAAGATAAACTTGAAAAAGAAGCGGGGCTTGAGGGAGAGTTTTGGGAAAAATATGCAAAACAGCAAATGACGGAATCTGAGTATGAATTAGCAATCCTTGATAAAAATTATGAAAAATACGCAAAAGTTGTAACAGATAAAAACGCGTTAGATATTTGGTATGCTACTGAAAAAAAGTCAATACTTGATGATGTTAATGAGGCTGAAGAGTCTTCTCAAAACAAGTGGGTTGAAGCATATCAAGCAGGTCTAAAGGAATACGAAAAAGACGCTGGATGGACATCCGACAACGTATCAAAGGCCATGACTGACGGGATGCAAGGCATGGAAGATGCACTTGTCGAATTTGTAAAAACCGGCAAGTTGTCTTTTTCGGATCTCACCGACAGCATTATTGAAGACCTGATAAGGATGCAGGTACAAGCATCGATTACGGAACCTTTATCTGGGCTACTGTCTAGTGCTGGATCTGCTATTGGTGGATACTTCTTTGGTGATCAAAATGTAGCTGGTGTTGGGGACGTTGGGCCGATCATTCCGAAATCCGCGAAAGGCAACGTATTTTCCGGCGCAGGCATATCTGCATATAGTGGCAGTGTCGTTGACATCCCTACCTTTTTTAGTGCACAACATAGCAAAGCTTATGCCAACGGCGGTAACGTCATGGGCGAGGCTGGGCCAGAAGCAATCTTGCCACTAACCAGAGGGACTGACGGCAAGCTCGGCGTTGAGTCATCATCTAGCGGAGGTCAAAACGTCACGGTTAACGTTATAAACCAGTCAGACAATGAAATGACAGTTACCAAGCAGGATCAGACGTTTGACGCTCAGGGAACGATTGTGACACTATGGGTTGACGCTTTTACCAGAAACAAAAGTGGTCTCAGGACCATGCTAGGAGGCTAATTGATATATGGCTACATTTCCAGATATACAACAACCGTCTAACATATCGGAAACGCGAACAAAGTCACAGATCAAGTCTGAATTTGGAAACGGAGACGTTATATCAAGACCACGATATAGCAGGGCGCGATCTAAATATACATTCTCGTGGAACGCATTGCCGGAAGCAGATTACCAAGATCTTATTGATTTTTTTGATGAGAACCAAGGTCTGACGTTCACATGGGATTTTGTTGTTGGAGATACCACAGACACAAAGACCATTCGCTTTTCCGAGGACGACATGGGTACGTGGAGTTTTGCTGGTCCTGGGTATAGATCAGGATCGATAAGCGTGGAAGAGGCATAGACAATGCTCTCATTATCAAGCGCGGCCATAGTAGAGAAAAACAAGCTTGCCAGCGATGGCAACTGGCTTATTTTGTTAGAAATTGTTTTGACTGACGGGCAAGAAATCCGTGTATGCCGAAACACCGATGATGTTTTATGGGATGGAGAAACATGGGTAGCTTTCCCATTTGAACTTGACGATATGGCCGAAATGTCAGCCGGTGAAGTGCCACAACTCGCGGTAAGACTCGGAAACCAAACAAAGGCCATACAGCAATACCTTGAGTCTGGGAATGGTGGCGTAGGTGCCACTGTAACCATACGTGTTGTTCATAAGCCAAAAGACGAAGATCCA